TTTTGATTTCTTTTTGTGCAACTGACATTGCACCACCTAGATCAAGTGCAACTTCTACTGCTTTTTTGATTTTTGCATCCTTTACTTTATTCTTTCTAAAGTATTGTGCAACTTCTTGACCTGTAAGTTTAGATTTACCGTAAGGCCCTAGTGGGTCGACTTTACCGTCTTTATCTAGAACTTTCTTTTCTTTTAATTCTTGGAATATGTTCATGGTTTTAATACCCGAATATCATATCGTATAAGTCAGGGTCGTTTTTCTCCAATGCAGATGCAATACCATCTCTTACCATGGTATCTAATGGGTCTATTAATTTACTTAATGCTTTTAAACTTCTGTCGGTAAGGATTTCCATGTCATCGTACATTTCTGTCTCTAGACCTTTTTTAATCATGTTAGAAATTTCTTTTACTTTTTTTGCTTGGTCGGGGAAGTCTTTTTTCTCATCTTTTTCTACCTTTCCTAGAGCTCTAACAACTTTAGAAATACCTTTACTTTTATACTTTCCCTTTTTACCTTCGTCTAATGCTTCAACTGATTCTGACATCTTGATTGCAACATCAGTAGCTTTCTTTAGTGACTTCTTATCACCTTTAAGTTTTACATTGTAGTGACCAGCAATTGCTTTCTCCATTTCAGCAGAGTCAACAAAGTTTTTGACTTTACTCATGAATCTAGTGGCTTCTGCCTTATCGAAGTAGACATAATTCAACGAAGCCTCGTCTAAACGATAGCTTCGACTAAACTTTTTTACAGATTCTTTCTGCTCCTCTTTCTCACCTTTGTAGTTCTTATCTACATAGTCAAAGAATTTCTTTTTCTCTTCGTCTGATTTAAAATCTGCTGGTGAGTCTACACCAAATTTCTTGAGTGCAGATTTAAAGAACTCTTCGTAGTCCTTGGAATTTTGTAGGACTGTTCTAGATGCTTCTAGTAATCCTTTGGGTAGGTCGTGTATCATTGTTTCAATTCTCCTTTTTCAAAGTATGCAAACATTTTTTGTTTACCTTCTTCGTTGAGCTTTAACTGCTTTGCAAGACGACCCAACATGTTTCTTTCTACGAGTTTTTCTGTAGTCTTTTCAACTGATTCTTCTACTTCAACTTCTTCCATAGCTGGGAGTTCTCCCATCTTTGCAGCCATTCTCTTGAAACCTTTTGGATTCTGCTTCTGCATTGCTTGAAGAACTTTGACTCCTGTCATATTCATGAGATTTGCAATACCATCAATCTCTTTCTTATCTTTAGTCTTAAAGATTTTACTGATTGCGTCACCACTTCCTTTGATTTTCTCATCGATAACTTCTTCTTCGACAACCTCTTCACCTTGCATCATTTTTTCATTGGATAACTCTCCAATTAATGATAAGATTTCTTGTTGTGCTTTAAGGATAGACTCATACTTCTCGTTGAATTTGGTATCCTTAAGTGTTTGGTCACCCATTTTTGCAATCTTGAAGTAATCTTTCTTTGCCTTCTCAATAAGTTTAGAAAGTTTCTTGACTGCATTAATCTCTTTATCAGTGACTTCTTGAATGTCATCGAATGTATTGAGTTCTTCCTCAATTTGAGCTTCTAGAATTTCATCTGCAGTCTTCTCCACTGAACCTTCTCTCAGTGCTATATGATTACGGACTTGTTCTAGTTTTTCTTTCCAGTTTTCTGACTTATAACTCATAACAGTATTATTTATATATTCTCTATCTTAACGATAAGGTTTCCCCTACCTTTTATTACCCGATGGTATTTTAATCTAGGTATAGAAAAATGTTGTCCTATGATTAACTCTCTCGGCAACTCATCGTCTAATTGGAATTGCCATCCCACCCCTGCTAGAACGGTAACCCTACGGGTTTCTTCGTCCCTGTGCCAGATTAACTCTCTGTCTTCAAGGTTTTCATCGAATTCCCTGACTCGGTAAGTCTCTCTAGTACCGTGTTTCTCTAGTATCTCTTCTTTGTACGGTTTATACATCAAAAACACCTAAAACAAAATTCTCTGCAACTGATTCTGCATAGGCTTCACTGTGATTGTGAACAGCTCTTGTTTCTAGGAGTTTCCCTGTATCATATAAATCGACTTCCCAACCTTGAGATGTCTTAACAACCTCTGCAGTCCTATCATCGTTACTATATGTACTGTAACTATTTCTTTTCATACTCATATATATTGCTTCGCACAAAATGGTATCTTACCAAAAGAAATCACCACCGTCTGAAAGACCTAACTGTTTTGCATATGAAGGTAACCTACATGCCCAGTATCGAGCAGTTGTTTTATCATTTGCAGTATCACATTTATGTCTTGCAGCGAAGGATTTCCTTGCAGCCTTATTACCTAATTTAACTTTTAAACCTGTGGTGTCTCCCCATGTGACTTTCTTGATTTTGTCACCGTCTTTTACATACACATAGTATTTCTTTGGGCCACCTTTCTTTGGTGAATTGAGTTCTACATCTTTCTCTTCATGCATAGGACAATCTAAAGGAACATTTTGTCCCTCATACATTGCAAACTCCCCTAAATCTGTCTTTAAAAGGTTGTTATCTACTGCAGTAGGTTTGTATTTACCCTCTAAATGTAGTCTTCGTGCTTCTGTGATGGTTCTGAAAAACATTTCTGATCCGAGTCGGAAAGGATTATCGAATATATTAACATTGTTCTCTTGCATCTGTGACAATGTTTCATCTAACATTATATCTCTAAAGGTTTTCATCTTTCAGCTCTGTCTGCCTTTACTTCATCACCCATAAGTTTCATATTCTCATCACCACTTTTACTTGCATCATATTCGTATGCCTTTTCTTCTTCTCCGACTGCCCAAGAACCATCTGTATATTTGATGTCTACTCTTTGCATAGGGTAATCAGGTATTGCAAAAGGAACAGTCTGTTCTTTAATCTCTTCGACTTCAAATTCTTCATTTGCTGGATAACCTTTTAAAGGATTACCAAAGACATCTTTGAAATTCTTTTTCACACTTTTCTTCTGTTCATGAAAAGCTTTCTCCTGTTCTTTGATATATGATTCTATATCTTGACCAGGCGTGTCCTCTTGATAAGATATGCGTATCTCATCAGTTCCAGCTTCTAGAACTCCGTTATCGTGTTTATTCCCTGACATAACTAATTAACAACAATCACAATTACAACATTTGCAACATGAACACATTTGTTATTTCTCCTTTTTACTTAGAAAGGCTGCAACAGCCATCTTTTGAATTTTCTTATCAGACTTACCTTTGAATTGAGGTGCATCTGATTTCCTGAAATCTTTTACATAATCACCTGCGTCTGCATTTTTATCTAACTTCTCACCATACATTTGTTGAAACTTTTTAGTATGTGTAGACTTTTTAGTCTTTACCTTTTCCCCATCTTCGTCTTCATCGCCTGGGGCAGGGCCAGATTTCTTTGCTTTGAAATGTGCATCTCTTTTCTGTTTTGTTTCTTTATCTAAACCCTTATAGTATTTCTTAGGTTGTGTACCCTTATTCTTAGATACATCACGGTCTTGCTCTTCTTTATCTTCTTTTACTTCTTCACTTGTTGCAGCTTTTCGTGCAGCTTCTCTTTCTGATTCTATCTGTTTATTTGCAGCTTCTTTTTCTTTTTGATCGTTGATTCTATCCATCTCTCTTTCATGTCTGTCTTTGAGAGCTTCCATTTCTGTTTGTTGTTTATCTTTAAGTCTTTCCATCTCTTCGGTTTGTTTTGCCTTGAGATTTGCAGCGTCAGTTGCAGCGTCTTCCTGTATATCTTTTGCTTCAAACATAGGTGAAAGAGCTTTAACTACTTGACCTAATACTGCTGGGTCTATACTTGCAATAAACTCTGATTCTTTTCTTTTTAGATTTCTAATCTTCTTGATTTTATTATGGACATTAGTATACTTTGCACCTTCTTCTACTTCTTCTATGTCACCAAACTTGAGGAATAGTCTACCCTTAGTCTGTTTCTTGTCTGTGACTTTTGCACCCACCATTGCACCGATTGTATTAATCATTGCAATACCTTTCTCTGAGTTCTTCTTGTATTCTTTACCTAACTTAGATTTTAGGTCACTCATAATTTTACCTAAGATACTCTCAAAATCAGATACGAGTTTACCCTCTTCTATAGGTAACTCCTTTTTAAATTCTCTGTATTTTTTTGCAGCCATAATAGTATTTATCCCTTTTTCTGTAACAACATGCGTTCACGCCATTTAAGTGCAAGTTTATTACTAGGATACTTTGAAGTCCAAGTTAACATTCTACTGTATAACATACTTGCTTTTCTGTCTAATGATGCAACATCATCATCATTGGTAATCTCTACAAAATCTCTTCCGAATAATTTCTTAAAGGTGTCTGAAGCTTTCATTGCTTTTTCCCAGTCACCTTTTACTATTTCAGGTGGTAATTTTCTTGCACGCATGTCGTTTCTTTTCTGTGCATTTTCAAGACTTGTTCTTACAAAAATCATTTTGTACTCATAACCTAATTTATCTAATAGTTTCTTATAACTAACAATCTTAGATTTGTTTGCAGCTGTGGTGTCAAATATCAGACCTAGTCTTCCCCTGATATATGCATCCATATTCTTACCAGTTATCTTTTTTGCCTTTGCACGAATCGGGTCAACTTGGTCAAAGTCTGCTTGTCTTAGATCAAGAGTTAGTCCTGCTTTTTTGAGTCCGTTCTCAAATGCTTTGTCTGTGTTTACTAACTTAAGACCTAGAGCTTTCAGTGCAAGTTTATCTACAACTGCAGATTTACCACTGCCTGGCCCACCCATAAGGAACACAGCTTTAAAGATGCCTGGATCATAAACACCTTCTGTGATTAAATCCTCCATCATGTATTGAGGTAGATTACCCTCATTGATACCCATACCTTTTCTTATATCATCATAGAGTTTCTTTGCAAGGTTCTTACCTTTACTTGGAACACCATCTTTAAATCCTTCGAAGTCTCCCTTCTCTGCAAACTCTCTCATCTTAGATGCACTCATTCCTGATACATCATCTGCATCGGGGTCTCTTTCTCCAGCTGATATAATGTTTATGTTCTTGAATTTGTAATAACCGTGTCTTGCTTTTACTCCGTTATACTTTGTGAGTAATGCTTCAAACTCTTTTACTCTGTCTGAACCTACAACCATATTTACATTGACATACTTTTGTTCCTGTAAATAGTTTGCAATTTCAAATACTGTTCTAACATTTGCATCAACTACAATCTTTCCAAAGAACTTCTTAAGATATTTTACTTTGTCTCTGTGGTTTAGTGGATTCTTTTTCTTGTCGTTTGAGTGTGATGAGAATAGTAATACTTCTGTTCCACGACCAACAGACATAAGTTTTTTGACAAGTTTCTCATGACCTGTAGTAGGTGGATTGAATCTACCAAAAGTAAATGTACAACTCTTTTCTTTGGCTTCTGATATAAAGTTAGTAAATGTTTTCATTTGTCCCAATTCTTCTGTGCAGTAAAGTTATTAAATGCAAACTCCATTCTATCAACGAGTTTAACTGCACTTCCTGTTTTATCGATTGCAACATAACCTTCTTGGTTTACTACCTCGAAACCATTTGCAGTCTTTTTAAATGTTCCTATACTCTTAACTCTATTTAGGACATCAATAACCATTTGTTTTGCAACAACCAAGTGTCCCATAAATGCAGTAAGATTAGTAATAAACTTCTTGAGAGACCTCATCTCGTTATAGATTTGTTCACCGATTTCTCTTTTAATTTCTTTTGTTTTTTCTGTTTTCACTTTACCAACTACTTTATCTCTCCAGTAATTTTCAAAGTGTTTCATGTACCCATCGTATGATGGTTTAAAACTACCACCTCTGATTAGTGAATTGCAGTATGTTTTGTAACTTGCACCAGCTCCTTTAGATGCAATTGTAGATTGTAATTCTTGAAACTTCTTTAGATCATTCTTTTTGATACCATGGAATGCTTTACCTGTCTTTGATAACTCCTGTGTTAATGCAAGAGTTTCTTTTGCAGTCATAGAACCTTTACCACTAACATCTTTATATGTTGCATCATCCATCCATACATCTGAACTATTCCCTAACTTTGATATATCTGCACCAAAAGAAGCTCCTAAATCCTCTATCGTAGAACCTGAATATGTGGTATGAAAAACGATTCCCATTTTAGACTTAGCTATTTTCTTACCCAGCTCACTCTCTGTCTGAACTGCATATAGAATTGTATTCGGTTGAAATGTGACGAATGATTCTCCGTCTATCTTCTGCATCTTCTTGTCATTAGTATACATCAAATCACCTTGCATGATTGTGTTCCAAGATAGTTTGGATAGGTGTTTGAATGATGTTAGGAACTTCTCTTGTAATTGTCCTGAGAGTTCAGATGCATCTTTAATTTCTTGTTCTGATGTGTAGAACATAGGGCCTGTCTTATTAAACAGTGATTTCTTTGCAACAAAGAATTGACCAGTCTCAGGATGTTTACCACAAAATAAAGCTGGAGCTCCATCCCATTTTACTGTCATCTTTACACCTGATGATGCATTACCTTTTAACATGTCTCTTAGACCTTGTAAAAAGTTTATTGCACCACGACCACCATCAATCCCTTGATTGATTATCTCATCCTCTAAATGCTCTAAATGTAGATTCTTTGCACCCATAATCTAACCCTGTTTACTGTGGCCCGTCTAAGGCACCAGTATCAATTTTGTTTTGGTATATTGCTTTCTTATCTTCGAATGATTGTTTGAAGACTTTTGCTTGTGAAAGAAGTGTTGCCATTCCAGCCATAGCACCGTAGTCTTGACCTTGTTCGTCCCACTCTTTCCACAAATCATAGATACCCTTAATCATAGTGTTACTTTCACTTGCATCTACACTTGCACCAATACCACTTCTCCACCATGCAAAATAAGCATCTGCACCACCAGTCATAGTGTTTCTGTGAGCTTTTGCTAAATCGTCATCAGGGTCACAACCGTTTATGTGTAAAGGGTTATCGGGGTCTGCATTTACCCCTCTTGGGCCAAGTTCGCATGAATTAACGCCTTCGATTGCATCAATATATCTTTGTTGTCGTGCAATTCTTAAGTCAAGGGCTTGTATATCATCTGACCATGCCATTGTTATCTCCTAAAAATAGTTTTATTGAACTATTTAGGTTTTTGACAATGGTGAGGAATGTAGTTTCTCTTCTACTTGTTGGATTTTCAATGCAATCATGTCAGCCTGTTTCAGATTGCCTGATTTCTTGGCTTCTCGCAATGATTTTTTTAATTCAATTTTGTAAGTGATATAATCTATCACCTCATTTGATTTTAAAGTATCGTTCTTCATAATGCATCTTATAGTATACCATACTATTTATGCAATTGACAAGGCCTTTTTTAAAGTTTCAATCTCCGTCTTTTGACGGTCATTTGGTTCCTTTACTTTAAGTAGGTTGTCTAATGCTACTTTTCTTCTATTTTGTATGTTTTTCTTTCTTATCATATCTTAAAATCCGAATATCTATCTCTTCCCCTGTCTGCAACTGGTACACTATCATCATATGTTTCTGCAGAATCTAACAATTCTTCCTGTGCTTCCTGTTCACAATCATACAATTTCATTCTTGCACGGTCTACACCGATTACAAATCTCTTGAATATTGTAGGGTCATTATATCTGTTCTTCAACTGTTTGACTACCAACTGGTCTAGTTCTTCTAGTTCATCACTGGTAATCAATGCAAACATCATATCAGCTGTAGCTGGAAGACCAAATGATTCTGAGGTATCTTCGAGTCCAATATCTGTTGAACCGTATCCTGACCTTGTTGTTTGAGTTGCACTCATGATTGGTACATCATACTCCACTGCAAGACCTCTAAGTTCTTCTGCAATACTCTTAACCAATGTGTAAGAGTTTGCACCAGCACCTGGCCTGATTCTATGACTTGCACAAATGTTTAGATAATCAATGAAGATGATATCAGGTTGAAAGTCTTTCTTAATATCCAACTCTTGTAGTAAGTGCCTGAAATGACCAGCATGTGCAGCTGCAGTTGGATACTCTTTGACAATAAGTTTACCTTTTGTTTTGTTCTTGAGTTTCTCAATCTTCTTGTCATACATCTTCTTAGACATATCAGGAAGTTCTTTCATAGGAACATTCAAAGTATTTGCATCGATTCTCTCTGCAATTCTTTCTTCACTCATTTCTAGGGTAATGTATAATACATTCTTACCCATCATGAGAGCAGCTGAACCCATGTGACACATGAACAATGACTTACCAACACCAGTACCAGCAAGACAAATATTCAAAGTCTTGTTTGGTAAACCACCCTTGGTAATCTTATTGAAGTATTCTAGGTCAAAAGGCATCTTCTCTTCTTCTGTATTATAGAATTCAAATCTTTCATCTGCATCTTCTAATACATCGTGTCCTATATGTGTATCAAAGGACACGGAAAGTGCATCCTTCAAAAGCTCAGGTATCTCACCAGTGGAGCGTTGTGACTTCTTGTCGATCACTTCGATAGAATCCATCACTGCAATATAGATTGCTCTATCTTTGCACCACTGTTCAGTCTCATCGACTAACCAGTCCTGTGGTGATTCTTCTCCACTGAAACTTCCTACAATAGTTTTTGCGTCCTTGACAATACTCTCCGATAGACTCGTTGAGTTATCAAGATTTATGAGAAGTGCTTCTTTTGTAGGTGGTTTGGTATACTTCTCAAAGTAATCATATGTAAATTCATAGATTGTTCTTTCA